CTCGTAACTATTTTTTGTTTTTTAATTTTTTTGTATTTTTATTTTTTATTTGGAACCTCATCTTTCGCATAAACCACATTGAGCTTACACTAGAGAATTTTTGGTTTGGGTTGTTATCCCACCTCGTAACTATTTTTTGTTTTTTAATTTTTTTGTATTTTTATTTTTTATTTTTACTAGTAATCATAATCGGTTGTTTCTATGTCATGTCTAGGAACATGGTATGGTAAATCCACTTCATTCTTCTTTATCAAAGTTTCCCACGATGGAAATCCCGACAGTAACTCACGAATTGTTACACCCTTACGTCTCATCTGACGAACATCATCTTCAGGCATAATTTCCAAATATTCTCGCATTTTTTCTTTATAATTTGGACCTACACATTGAATCGATGCCTCGTAAATTGCTTTCAAAGACTCATAAGCATTCCTGTTAGAAGCATAGGTACCATACGCGTGCCCTATGGACGAAAGCAACACATCCATTGGCCCTCGCAATTCCCCTTTCGTTCCTATAAGCGCTCGAATAACAAATTCCCACGTTTCCCTAAAAGGTAAATATCTTGGTTGCCGGGGCCCTACGTGGGGATTTAGAATAAATTGGTACTTTAAAAATGTCAAACCTAGCGTTATTATTGTACCATACCCTGACACTGTAGACAAAAATGGTATCCCATCCTTCAACTCTCGGATATCTACATCGAAACACTCTTTCATAAATTTTTGAAACGCTACTCCCGAAAAATAAAAGGCCACTAAATCCACATCCGACTTATTCCACGCATGATCATCTCCATACACTACTAAAAAAATCAACCTTACCAACGCATCTTCCAACTCATCGCAGAACTCGTCCGGTGCTTTATCTATCTGGTAGTAAGCGAACAAGAAGAAGTATAATGCCATTATCCAACTATCCATGTGTGATGTATTAAAACACCCACTAGGAACTCCTCCTTTCTGCATTGCCCACAACTCTCCCAACATGTGAGTGATCCTAACAATAATATTTTTCACTATCCACTTCACAATTGCTTTCCTTAATTTTTTTGTTTTTTGTAAAAGGTACATCATAATACAGTGTCTTACTGAAGTATAACTCTACCAAAAACGCTATTGTCGACTGATCAAAATTCTTCACATCTCCCTCCACAATTATTTTTTTAAACTCATTCAAGGAATTAATCCCCAACATCATCGCCAGCACATCAGCTCCTCCCTTCGACCACTTTCCTCCTATCCGAATCGGACCCCTCCTCTCAAAATACATTCGCCCCTTACTCACTATTCTTTCCATCATCGTAAACAAAGAATGGGGTATCACAAATATTCTCACCTTATTTATCCAATTAAAATACGACTCATCGTTCTTCTGGTGCTTATTTGAAAAAAATACCTCCACCTTCTCCTTTATGTCCCAATAACACCCTGGATCTACATTTTTCTCTGCTAGAAAGTTTATGACCTGCAACAGGTCCGATTCAAAATTCTCATATTTTTTCCCCGACGGATCTATAACTACCTCAGCCCCAGGGGTCTTCACTCGTTTTTGTTCTGCATCATGTAATCCTGCTGACGAGCCCATGTATGCGTCCTGCAATCCAATAAATGAAATCGGGAAATGCTTTGTTCCCTTCAAATGGTCAACTCCCAGTTTAAAATATAACATGTCTGTAGCTCTTTTTATATTCTTCAAAGCATGAACTGAACCGGCTACAGGAACATGAACATTCCTTTGCTGAAGAAGGAGAGCATTTGTCCACTTCCGTGGATAAAGGCCCTTCGTGGCTAGCACTGCCCGTGGCCGGCCATTAACACGAGCAAAAGCTTGATTGTAAATAGACTGTCGCTGAACTATCAATGTTGACAAAGACTCAACCTTCGGCTCATTCCAAATTTGAGAACGGAAAAAAGAAATGGGCATCTTCACTCCACGCTTGTTCCACAACAATACGTCAGCCATCCTTCCTACCCGCTTTACATCATTATTCTCTATGTCTATTTCCTTCGGAGAAGGAAAGGACGCACAAGGAGTCTGTTGATCTATTATCCGAATATTCCCTTTCGGATCCAACATTGACTGAAAGTAATTCATTTCTCCTAATAGTGGACTATTAGCCATCTCTCCTGTGTCTGGAAAACGAGTCTTCAGATCTACTGCGAATTCTCTCGTGGACTGTTCTGCATTCCTCATCAGAATTTGGTAAAAATAACCTTCGTACTTTGAACCCACTGCCCCATCTATTCGCGTTACACAATTACACTGACGAATAACATCATGGTCACAATCTACTTGTGGTGGTTGAACCGTAAAATAGGTGGCCATTTTTAAGTGCTTGTTATTCAACATTTGATACACAGATTTCAATAAAGGGGAGCCTTTCCGCAAAACCTTCTGCACGATACGCAACTGGCCTCCTGGGCACGCTGACCTAAGGGGAAAATATAAAGTAGACGTACTAGTGTGCGTCTCTTCGAGACGCT